AAAGTAGTAGAACCAAATCTAATAGAATTACCAAACCTTCCCTCAATAATCATATCACCTTCGTATGGTAATAAAGGTTTTATATTTAATTGTTCACTAAAATATTTTCCTAATGTTATATCAGTGCCCCCATCGTCTACTTTTCTAACTACACCATTTTCTGTTTGTTGGTAGTCGTTTGATGTATTTTCTTCGCCTAATCCTTTTAAAGAAGGAAGAGCATTATGGTGGGGGTGATTCCAAATATTTACTTGTGGTAAATAATATGTTGATAAAAAATTACCATTATATATATTTTTATCTTTAGTTGATAAAATTAAAACTATTTCATTTATTAAAGGATAATATTTTAAATGGGTAAATAATGGTTTGGCTATATTAGCTGTTTCTGGGTTTTCTAAAGGTGTATTATCGTCTACTTTTGTATAAAATATAGTCCCAATAGAATCATAACCACCTAATTCCACTGCTTTGGGGTGGTTTAAATCTAAAATAATATCAAGTACCCTAACAGCTATTAATTTTCTGTCACTGGATACTGATATTTTTTGGTTACTTTTATTTGACTTAACTATCGCCATCTTGGTCAGGTGCTTTTATTTGTTTAGGTTCTTCAACAGTTTTAGCTATTTCTTCCGTTAAGTCTTGAAGCTGAGCCATTTCTTCTTCTGTTAATAATCCACCATCACCTGAATTTGCTGTACCTGTAGATAAGCGTTGTACAATGGCTGCCATTTTTATTAATGCATCATCGTTTTTGACACTAATTTCCATGTATTCTTTTATTAATGGAACTACAACAGTGGCATCACCTAAAGATTGTACTAAAGGTTTTAATTCAGATATGAGTTGAGCTAATTGTTTAGCTTTTTTCTTTTGATTACCATGAATATCTTTCAATAAATCAGAAAAAGAAACATCATCAAATAATATTTGGTTTAATGGATCCATACTATTTTATTATAAATATGGAAAAAATTAAATTCTTACGTACCCTGTTTCGGTGTATTCTATATAGAGTTTTTTATATAATTTTTTAAGTATCTTAGTTACTTTAGTAATTATAGGAGTATCTACACCAGTCATTTCTCTTATGTAAATATAAAGGGCCTTTTTATTAAAGATTTCTAAATTTTCTCTACGTTTAAATAATATATTTATAGCATCACATACCTTTCTATCATGGTCTTTTTTAAATAAAGTAAACATATGTTTGTCTACATATTCAGTGTAATAATCTATAAATTCTTTTATATCTTTTTTACGATCATCTCTACCTAATTGACGTAATACACCTGCATCCTCATCTGCTGATAGTGGATCTACTTTAGCTTTTTTCTTTTTATAGTTGTTATTATTATATAGTATAAGATAATTTTTACCTACAATTGAAAAATACGAAAATGCTTTAGAACCCTTTTCTGGTTTAAAATAATCTAATTTTTCTAAGAAAAAGCAACAAACTTCATGTTTTAAATCTTCTAATGATTCTACCTCTGTATAGTAAAATTTGAATGTATGGATTAAATTTTCAGCTAATTTATAAAACGCGTATGCTATACGAGTACGATATATTTCGTTTCTTTCTTCTTGATTAGATGATGACAAATATTCTTTTATAGCAGCGTCTACATCTGCAGTAAAATATTGTTTTTTAGAAGGCTTTCTACCTCGTCTTTTTTTAACAACTGGTTCGGGAGCAAGAGAACCGGTGGTAGCCGGTTCTTGTTTTTTTTCGTCTGACATTTAAGGATCTATTTAAGGGTAAATTCGTTTAAGGCGTCTTGTATTTTTTGTATTTCTTTAAAAAACCAACCTATTTGATCGTCAGCATAAAAAATACCTTTATCGTCTATTTCTTGTAATCTTTTATCACAAGCAGCAATTGCTTCACTTTGTTTAGATATAAAATCCTCTAAACGCTCATTTTTTACAATTAAATTTCTAATTACAAAAAAAGAAGATGTTATTACTACTGCTAATATAATACTAAGTGTTATCATTAATCTTTAAAAAATGAATCTATAACATCAATAGTTGCTTTGGATAGATTCGGATTATTATCTGTGTTAATCTTTTTAGCTGCTCTTAATGTTTTATCACCTTTACTAGCATTTGATGGTTTACTAGTTTTAGGTACTGCATCTGTAGCATTATTCCAAATTTCGAATTCAATTTGGGCAGCCATATGATCCGCTTGATGCATTAGTATGGGCAAATGGGATCTTAATTTAGTTTCTTTTTGACCAGACATAAAATAAAACTTATTTGACTCATCATATAAACCATCATGTATTTTAATACCAATATACTCATTCTGAGTTACTTTACAACCAATTTCTTGAAGTAAAAATAAAGATCGTTCTGGCACTTTCATAGCAGGTATATCAGTGTTAAATTTATAAACTTGACCCAATTTATCAACATGCCATTGTGAATCGTTTGGTTGATAATATTCACCTTCTTGTTGACCCATTTTACCTAAATCATGGAATAATGCAACAAAATGCATTTCTTCAACAGAGTATGTAGAAACGTCTCCGCCCATTTTACTCCACGTTTTATATAATTCGTTTGCACAATCATATACACGTAAAACGTGATCAACATAACCACCAGCAAATGCTGAATGGTGCCAATTTTTAGATGATGCTGGCATCATCATAAAACGTTCTTGGTACTTTTCAAAGAATGGGATTAATATATCTGTTCGTTCTTTAGATATATTAGTTTTAATTACCTCAATATAACGATCCCAATTTGATTGGATTTTTTCTGCTGATAACATAACTTTTATTTTTATTAAAGAGGACGTGTGTTTTGAACTCCTCTAGCACCGTAATTACCAGTGCGAGATACATTTATTATATTACGAAGTTCTTCAAATTTATCTTTTAAATCACCTTCTAACATAAAACGACTAGCCGCCTCATTTTCACCTCTTTTAATTAATGTGTGTAAACGTGCTAATGATTGATCTAATCTTTCTAAATGTTCGTCTATTTGCCTTTCGTAAGCCATATTATTATTTTTTAGTTGATTTAAACGTACGACCCTCCTTTGCAGAATCCAAGTTTTTTTTACTAGGTTTTGTTCTTCTAATTTTTTGCTTTTTTGGATAATAATCATTATCCTCAGACCAACGGTCTAAATTTTTAATCTTCATTTGTGTATTGTTTATAAATTTCGTTACACCAAACCATGTTTTCTTTTAATATTTTTTTACGGTCTGGCTTTAAGTTAAGAAAATTAGTAGTTTCAATTAAAGCACCTATGGCAGTAATACGGTGTATTTCTTCTGGGGTGCCTATATTTTCAACTAATTTTTTTAGGGAATTTACTTTTTCTAAGTATTGTTCTTTTTTTAATTCAGCTGCTGATTTTTGTTTTTCTAGCTGATTATCTTCTTCTATATCATTGAAAAATGACATAATATTAGTATCAGGGCGATGTATACCCTTTAACGCATCGGATTTTTCCATCCGTTTTAATGCTTTATCTATGTGTTTGGGATCATATTGATTCATAACCGGGCGCTCGTTTCGACCTAAAAACCCCTACAGTTGTAGGATATGGAAAATATTAATGTAATCCAAGTTTTTTTTAAGATATTTTTATAAATTGAGATGATACTTTAGTTGCTGATGAAGCATATCGCATAACATCATTAAGTACTTCATTAGCTTTGTTTTCATTATCCTCTAAGCGTAATAAAAACTCTAAGTTCATATAGTTTGAAGTTTTCCAAGCTAACGGTTTTTCTTTATATAATTCTGCAAAGTCTTTTTCTGACATATTTTCTATAAATCTATCAACTAAATAGTATAATTTATCATAAAAAATCTTGTCGTTTGTTTTAAATGCATTTAATGTTTCTTTTTGTGCTGGTAATAAAGGTAATCCATTTATTTTTAAAACATCATTAACTCCTGTATGACCACATTTACCACCTTGGGCTGCTTTACCTTTTATTTCGGTAGCCCACCCAGTTTCAACACTAAAATTTCTACAAGTTATAGACCCACCAGTATATAATATATCTAATGTTGATGATTTTAAAGTACTTTTATAACCCTCATATTCATAAACATTACCAGCAGGGATACCAGGATCATTAAATATTTTGGCTTTTGCGTCTGCTTTTTTACCAATCATTTTTAATGAAACCCCTATTAAATCTCCATCTTCATAAAATTGAGATATTTGACCATTTAAAACCTCTAAATTACCCGAATAATCATAGTTCTCAGCTTTACTAGTCATCAACCAAATATCAGCTGGATTCCATTTATCATCCATTAATTTAAGTTCCTTTTCAGTTTTACCTACTTTCCAAGCATTATATATTCTTTCTACTTGTTCAGAACCCCTATGAAACTTATACCCTTTATTAGGAAATAAATTATATATTTTATTAACGGATTTAGCTGTTGAATTATACCATAGGGGTTTTCTTTCTAAGAATTCTTCAATTTCATCAATGGATGCATCTACATCCACATATTTAGTAACTTTTTCGAAATTTTCTTTAACTAAATCATCTTCAACTATATTGCCTTTTTTAAGATAATATGCAATGGCACAACCATAGCAATGAGCAGATTCCATTATTCTAGTATCCACAGCACCACCACCAGCGCCTGATCCTGCTCCAAATTCAGCAGTTTTTTTAAATTGATTTAGTTTTAGTTGTTTACCTGAAGTATCAGTAAATAATAAGTTATTAAAATCTTTGTCTTTTAATTTTTGAATTGAATCAGCTGATTGTTCTTTATCTATGGTAATCATAGAACCATCCATTAATTCAAATTCTTCATTATTTTCGATTTTTTTAAGAAAAACTTCTGCACGATTAGGGTCTCGTTCTTTTCTTAATTCACCAGGATTTAAAGAAGCTTCAGACATTC